AGGTGCAAAAGAATTCGTTTGGCGGGATTTCTATTCAATTAGCGGATGCGGTTTTTGGAAAATGGGTAAAAAATAGGGATGCGGATGCCTCAAAAAATATTATTTGCCCATGTTGTGAAAAAAAATTCAATTTGCAAGACAAGACGAATGATGGAGGTTTTGTAGTGCAGCCTTTACACTTTGTAAAAAGGTCGGTTTATTCGCTAAGGTGGGATGAATTTAATGTAAATGCGGGATGTTGTTACTGTAATTTTGATATGTTTATAGAACCAAAAGGAAAGGATTATCAAGGGTATAGAAAGTTTTTAGTAAATAAAATCGGAGAAGAAAAAGTAGCAGAAATGGAACTTGAAGAAAGAAAAATAAACAAACTTGACAAGTCATTAATTCAGGAAGTTATTTTAAAATACAAAAAACCATAAAGCATGAAAAGACTTTTCTTTTGGATAAGAAAGAACTTTGGAGTACTTACCTTAAAGGAGTGCAATAAATTAAACTTAAAGTTTTGCTACAACCTATACGGAGAAAATGCACAAAGATTTGCTTGTAGAAGTATGTGGATGGATAAGTACGGAGAAATTTATAGATGTTCGGAATTTTATAACGAAGGGTAAACCCATTTTTCACAAGCTGCTCCGTCAGATAGCGGTAAAGAACTATTTTGAAACAAAATGAGCATGTATTATGGGAAGGGTTATATTTAATAGAATTTGGGAAATGCCTAACAGTAACACATTTGATATAAAATGTATTTCTAAGTTAATTCATAAATATTTAGAGCCAGGAATGAAAAGCATTGATCCTTTTGCAAATAAATGCAAATTAGCAAAGATTACCAATGATTTAAACCCTGATTATAATACAGATTATCATTTGGATGCTTTACAATTTCTTAAATTATTTGATGAAAATAGTATTGATTTCGTTTTTTATGATCCTCCTTATTCATTAAGGCAGGTAAGTGAATGCTATAAGAACGTAGGGATTTCTGTAACAATGGAAACAACTCAAAGTTCTTGGAGAACAAAGCACATAAACGAAATTAGCAGAATACTAAAGCCAAACGGGATAGTAATGTGTTTTGGCTGGAATAGTAGTGGGGTTGGAACTAAAAGAGGAATGGAACTTATCGAAGTGTTATTAGTATCACATGGAGGTAGTCACAATGACACTATTTGTACAGTTGAAAGAAAAATTGAAACTTTATTTTAATGAGCATACAAAGCACACAGATAACTAAAAACCAAAAAATGAAAGCAAACTTAAAGCCTATTCTTTTCTCCACGCCTATGGTAAAGGCTATTCTTGAAGGGGGAAAAACACAAACAAGGCGAATAGTAAAAACAAACGCTACTCAAATACAATGGCAACCAATAGTTTTAAATGGGTATGGTGGATTTTGCGATGAGCATGGGAACCCTGTAAAACCAAAGTATTCTATTGGAGACGTTTTATGGGTGAGAGAAACATGGCAGGTAACTGACTTTTTGCATATTTCAGATGATAATTGGGGTTACATCTACAAGGCATCTGAAAATGGGGAGGATTGGGAAAGCAATTCAGAAGACTGGAAATGGAAGCCATCAATATTTATGCCTAAAGAAGCCTGCCGATTATTTTTAGAAGTAACCGATATCAGAGTTGAAAGGTTACAGGATATTTTAGAAGAAGATGCTATTGCGGAAGGTATTGGTAGTTGGGTGGAGGAAAGATTAAAAAGCAAACCAACACACTATGAACTTTATTATAGAGAAAAAGGTGATGAGAGTACTTATAGTTCATGCCCAATAGTTTCATATCAAAGCCTTTGGCAAAAAATAAACGGTAAAGAATCATGGGATGAAAATCCTTTTGTATGGGTAATCGAATTTAAAAAATTAGAAAACTTTAAATTATGAACTTAGAAGAAAAAATAATGAAAGAAATAGGCAAGCCTTACTTTAGGGTAATTGGGGCATTGGAGTTTGTTTGTGTTTGTGGAATTATAGCAACTCCTTTTGTTTGGTTTTTTAATGGGGGAAAGGTGGGATTGATGTTTTTTGGGTTTGGGTGTTTAGGGGCTTTATTTTTTAGCATATTGTACAACAAAGTAGAGATAGTAATTTACGATAAGGTAGAACACGTACTCCATAGGCTAAGGTTTAAAGAGCCAAAGACAAAGTTTGAATTAAAAATTGTAAAGTTATCTCAAAAAATACCTTAAACACTTAAACCATTTATTTATGACACCTGAAATTGATTTTACTAAAAAGTTAGAGGCTTATCTTGATTGTAAATTTTCTGATTACGGAAAAAAAAGAATACATTTGTACCTTAAAGATTATGCTGCAAGTACGCCAAAAATAAAAAAAATAAATACTCAAATTATTGGGCTTCCAGAAAACCTAAAAAAACCAACAACTAAAGATAGTTTACTTATTGAAGCAGAGCAAATTTGCGAATTGTATGGAGTTGGAATTACAGAATTTATGAGTTCTAATAATGGCAAGTCCACATCTGTTGTTGCCGATGCAAGAAAAACATTTTGTAATCATGTATTAAATATGTTTATAGTTAATAAGCAAGATTTAAAAAAGTTTTTTGGAGTTGACCACACCACAATATCATACTACATACACGGTAAAAAATACAAACCAACAACTGCTAATAGAGATAATTAACAAAACACCAATTCAACAATTAACACCTTAATCCATGAATCATAATACAGAACACAACTTTAATAAAGAAGAAGACAGTAACGAATTAACATCATCCCTTATAAAAGTTATAGGAGTTTTTAATTACAGGGGTTTACTTGTGGAAAAAACAAAAGAAGGATTAATATGGAACAATAAAAAATTCCAGTCGCTTGAAGAACTTCAAACATACTTAGAGTACAAGCCAATTATATCCACACAATAGCAAAAAAATAATTTTGGTAATTAAAAATTTTATTTTAAAATTGCTTCCATGATAAACATAAAAGGTTATAAACAGGTAGAGTACAAGCACTTTATCAAATCCCTATGTTCCCATTTTGAGGAATCAGGGAAGACACAACTTGAAATCGCAACCAAAATTGGGTCAAAAACTCCAAACACGGTAAGAAACGCTATGCTTGATTATAGCCAAGTAGTTTCAGATCAAAAGCTAAGTAAAATTTGCGAAGTGGTTGGAAAGGAAGGATTTATCCTTTGGATTAACGGAGAAAAATATTTCTATGAAAAACAATAAGTGGGGTGGCGAAGGTGCAGAATCACCTGCCGAACTCGAAGACGAAAGTTAAGCCAGATATTTAAAACATTTGGCTTAATCTTTAATTACAATGTTCCACGTGAAACAAAAGTATAATTATGCAAAAATTTGAACCACAGGGAAGGAAAATGTTAGTCCTACCTATATCTGAATCAGAGAACTACAAGACGGAAACAGGACTTGAATTAGTACAAGACCATATAGCAAGGGGAATGGTTTTAGAGGTAAGTAAGGAGTATGAAGGAGTATATGAAAAAGGAGATGTTGTAGCCTTTTCTAAAGGCGCAGGAGTTTCTCAAACGTACAATTCGCAGCAATGCCTATGGATAGATGCTAAAGCAGCACCAGATGGAGATGTTTGGTTTATAGAAAAACAATCGTAATGGACACATTGAAAATACTATTTAAGTTCCCTTGCAGGGGTAGGAAAGATATGTTTTTTGAAAGTTTGGAATCAATCCACAACTTTATTGCCGACAAGGAAAATTATCACGTATCTCTTACGTTAGATACTGATGATGAGGTACTTAACAAGCCTGATGTAGTAGAAAGGATAAATGAGTTCCCTAATACGTCTATTGAGTGGGGGCTTTCGGAATCAAAAATACACGCTATTAATAGGTCTATGCCCACTAATTACGATTGGGATATTATTATTTGTTGGTCGCAGGATATGTTTGCTAAAATGTATGGGTTTGACCAAATAATCAGAGAAGGAATATTTAACGTATGGGGCAATACAGGACTTGATGGACTGGCGCATTTCCCTGAACCAGATAGCAAGCAGTATCTAAACGTACTTTATATTGCTACAAGAAAGTATTATGAAAGGTTTGGGTACATATATCATCCAAGTTACAAAAGCCTTTGGTGTGATAATGAAAGCATGGAAGTGGCTAAGAAATTAGGAAAGTATAATTATTTTGATACAATGGGGTTATATGAGCATAGAAACCCTGCTTATCACCAATACAATATACCAAGAGATGAATTGTTTAATTTACAGCAGTCTTTTTGGGCAGTTGACGAAGCGAATTTTAAAGAAAGACAATCTAATAACTTTTTCATCAGTAAATTAAAAGAAAATGAATGTATCGTTTCAGGGTCATAACCCTGCACAATCAGAAGCGGAAAATCAAGCAAGGAAATTTGGCAAGCAAATGTGGGTAGTAAAGGACAATTCAGGAGGCATACACTACCGAGTTGTTGATAGTATTGGCGACATTTTGCCGGAAAATAAGATACTTGACCACTACAACGAAAAGGGAGAAAGAGTTGATGTATGGGTAAGTGAAAAGGTTAAGGTAACGCAGTAAAAAAATGATATGCTCCACTATGAAAAGAAAGTAGATGCCAACAGGTTTGCTGCAAGGAGTTCAAAAAAAGGAAGCGAATCGAGGTATATAATTAAGTGTGGCAAAGGTTATTTTGTAAGTAGTTCTGATTTTTGTGATGATTGGGAGAAAGTGGTATCAAGGTATTTCAAAGGAAAAAAAGTTGACATTATGAAGCCAAGTCCTTTACTAACAATAATGATACCTACTACCGTTGATAGGAGGGAACTATTTAACGCTTTAATGGTAGAACTTAACAGGCAGGTTCGTGCTTTTTGTGAGGATTGGGAAGTGGAGATAATATCAAATGAGGATAACAAAGAAATTTCAGTAGGTAAGAAAAGGCAGATACTTTTAGAACAAGCAAAGGGATTATTTGTTGTTGGATTTGATAGTGATGATTTTCCTGCACCTGATTACATAAGTGAAATAGTAGGGGCGTTAAGGGCTTGCAATGATGATATAGACCATATTGGGTTTCTTGAAAACTGCAACATTGATGGAGCAATAAGTACCTCAATATTCAGCATTAAGTATCACAAGTGGGCTGAAAATGCAGCAGGGTATGATCACATAAGGTGCGCTAATCCAAAGTCCGTAATAAGGAGAGAAAAGGCATTACAAGTAGGGTTTGAGGATAGCAGATTCGGAGAAGATAGATTATTTAGCGAAGCAGTAACCCCTCTACTCAAAGGTGAAATATTTATTGATAAGCCATTGTATAATTACATTCACAAAAGTTCACCTTACATTGAAAGATACGGTTACGATAAAGATTAAACCTGCTAAGTTATCAAAATTTGGCAAATTGTATTATAAGGTTATGGATATGCTTTATAAAGATAATCCAAATGGACTTTTGATAAGACCGCAGCAAGTAGAGGTAAAAAAATAGTTAAGATGTCTTTAAAAAAAAACAATGACAATCGAACAACAAATAAAAGAATACTTGGTAAAAGAAGGTTGGGAGAATAGTAGATTACCTTACCAATACCACACAGATGACTATTATATAGTTGAAAATAAAAGGGATTCTTTTGATTTTCCTATTTATTCAATTATAAATAAGCGGTATGACGAAAGAATGTTCATGGGAAGGATACTTAGCCTTAACCAGTTAATATATTTGTTGTGCTTTATTAAGGAGGACTACAATTTAACGGAATCCGAAAAATTGAAACTTGATGAAATTAAAAAATTAACACAATGCCCGCCATGTTAGAATTTAGCCACCCGATTCCCGTAGTAACCGAACAGGGTGAAGAAGGTTATGCTATTTATGTAGAGAGTGGAGGAAGTTTTGAGAACGACTTATGGTGCGTAGCTTTATGTGATGGAGGAATTATTAGGCATTATAACACATCTCAACTAAGGATTCACCAAAATTTGACACTTCAAATCAATAAAAAAAATGGAGAACATTGATAAAGCAGTTATAAAAGGAGATTTAGTTACGGATGGCATGAGAAGACTTTGGCATCAGCTAAGGAGCAATCTTGTAGTAAAAAGCATTCCAGGCGAATTATGGAAAGACGTAGTCGGGTATGAGGATAAATACGAAGTTTCTACTTTTATGAGAGTTCGTTCAAAGGAAAGAATTTGTAAAGCCAACAGGGGCGGTAAAATGACAGTTAAAAGCCGTATTTTAAGTCAGCATATAAATGGTTGTGGATATTGGGAAGTTAGGTTTTACGAAAATAATAAAAGGATTGGCAAAAGAGTTCATAGGCTATTTACAGATGCTTTCTATCAAAATCCTGATAACAAAACTGTTATTAATCATAAAAATTTAATTAAAACAGATAATATTCCATGTAATATAGAATTAAATACACCATCGGAAAATATAAAACACGCTTGGATTAATGGGGCTATTTTAAAAGGGGAATCGGTTAAGCACTCTAAATTAAAGGCTTTACAAGTGTTGGAAATATACAATTCTAAATGTAGGTTTATTGAAATACAAAAAAAGTATGGGATTACGCATAGGATGGTAGTTAAAATAAAAAATGGTATAAGTTGGAAATCAATAACAAATCATCATAATAATGGACTTGACAAATAACAAAAAGCCTATTCTTATATCCGCTGGAATAGGAGGGCATTATTCGGCAGGAATAGATAGGCTTGAACGAAGCCTATATTATGAAGGCTTTGCTGGCGATATGCGTTTTTGGCGCAATAACTATCCAGATAGCTGCCCAGAACACAATGGAGACGGTCAATATAATTTCAAGCCGTTTTGTTTTAGAGAAGTTTTTAATGAGCAGTATAAGGTTGCGTGTTGGGCAGATGCAAGTTTTTTTTGCGTGAGGAATCCAATGCCTTTATTTGACTACGTTAATGAACATGGTTTATATCTTTTTAAAAGTGGATATTCCCTTGCAGAAACAGCCACAGATAGATTATTAAATTATGCAGGTGTTGTTAGGGAAGAACTAACAGAGGTAAGTGAATTTGCAACCGGACTTGTGGGAATAAATATTGACAATCCAAAAGGGAAAGAATTTTTTAATTTATGGGATCAATATAGAGAAGCAGGTATGTTTGGAGGTAATAGGGTACATGACTTAAATGATAGTTATCATCCCTTGTTTAAGTTTTCCAGACAGGATCAATCTGCCGCGTCGATGATACTTTACAAAATGGGAATTACGACAGCAGGTGAAGATATGGATTTTCAGGCGTATAAGGGAACAAATCATAATCCAGATAAAGTTTTATTTTTCATTGGTGGTATCTAAAAACAAGATATGTCAACAGAGTTGATAGTACCATTAGAATACACATTAAAAGATTCAGAAAGCTTTACAGATGCGATTCATAAACTAACTAAAGAAACAGGCGAAGCATTATATTGCGCCAAAGTCGGTGTAAAATTATTTTGTATACCAATGTCAAAATGGGATGAGTTTTTAAAACAAGAAAATATTAATATTTCATGAAAGCAGTTATTTCTACAACTTATGACGACAATTATTTTTGGTTTGTTCCTTTAACAACATGGCTATGGAATAAACTTGGTGTAGAGGTTTTACTTTTTAAGCCATTCCTACATGAATATCATTCAATAAAATCAGAAAAGTTTAACCTTATTCAAAATCTAAGGCGAGATGGGATTATAAAATTAACTTCATTATCATTTGTTTCTCCTGAAAACAAGGAAGCCACCTATGCGCAATGTGTTCGATTGTATGCCGCCTGTAAATCTAAACAAGCAGATTTAGATTTACCTGAAGATGAAATACTTATAACTTCCGATATTGATATGGGAGTATTCAAAATTCCTGACTATGTTAAGGGTACTTTTAGTGTATTTGGTGCTGATTTAGTTCCAGAAGGGCAAGTTCCAATTTGTTTTCTTACAGCAACAGTAAAACAATGGAGAGATACATTCAACTTGTACGGGAAATCATACCAACAATGCTTAGATGAACTATTGGGCGATATTGAGTGCGAAAATATGAGAGGGAATTATTGGTCGAAAGACCAACAAGAAGCATACGATAAAATACACCACAATAGGTTTTCGCATACTGAAATAAAAAGGGCTAAAGAAGGAACGCAGTTTGCTTCAAATCGTTACGATAGGGATGATGCGTACATACTTGACAGGCTTTCACCAGATACGATAGACTACCACATGAATCGCTCTGGTTTTGAGGACAGGAATTTTGAAATTATACTTACCATAATGTATTACCACTTTCCTGACGAAGACTTCCAATGGCTTATTGATTATAATGAACAGTATAAGAAACTATTATGAGGCATAAGATAGCGGATAATATTTATGTTGGTGATGATTCTGAATGTAGAAATGAAGATGGGTGGGTAGTTCTTCACGCCTGTAAAACTTGTTTTAAGAAAGAAGATAAAAACGCAAATGATTTGTATTTGAATATTATTGACCCCGTAGAGCCGCTATTTAATATTGGGTTATTTAAAGATGCGATTGATTTTATAAAGGAAAATGTTAATGACAAAAAAATACTGATTCATTGCAATAAGGGAGTATCAAGGTCGCCAAGTATAGCCATGCTTTATGTTTTTGGGAATTTAGATTATTGGGAAGCGCTTTATAATATGGCAACAACATACCCTAAATTTCAGCCGTCAATGGGAATAAATACTTATATGGGAGATAATTGGGATGAATTAAAAAAACTATTATAAATACAGAGCGATTTGTCGAAATGCCGAAAGGACGTATAAAAATAAAATTTATTAATTATAATGGAGCGTCTATTATAATGACAGATGAAATGTTATGGCATATACTTACCATAGACACTGAAATCCTTAATAAATTAGTTCACTTAGAAACAATAGGAACAAATCGGTTTTTAAATATTTATACAAAAGAATGGTATAATGATGAATATTGTAAAAAATAATAAAAACAACTACAATGACTAAATTAATTACGTCCGATTACTTAGATTATTATAAAAAGTATTTTTTTGAATTTAACAGGTTAGCTGTGGGTAAGTATGCTGACCTTAGTTATGGAAATCCTAACCCAAATCCAACAGCAGGGTCTTTAGAATCAATTATTGCGTACTACAACTACATAGACGATAAAAACGTTAAAGTGTTGGATTCTGGTGCAGGGGCTTCATCTTGGATGTTACGAAGTTTATTTAATGATGTCATCAGTAATGACCCAAACAATCATTACTTAGAATTTATTGAATTAATATGCAATGAGAATAATATCAAAGGTGGGATATTTCAAATAGGATTTGAAAATATTAATTGCGACCATGTGTATTATGATTATGGAGATGCAATCCGTATGCCGCATCTTACCGATGCCATAAGGGTAGCAAAAAAAAGCGTGTATGTTGATGACACTAACCACAGACCAGAGTGTTTTGAATATAGAGAGTACACTATTAATTTATGCAAAGAACTTGGTTTTAAATGTTTTGATTTAGCAGATGGGTTTGATATTAATGGTAGGGGCGGCTTAATAATTGAAAAATAATTTTAAACTTGACGTTATGACTGCATCATGGATATTAATAAAACCTTAAAAAACTACTATGAATATAAATCATATTGAACTTACAGAAGATTTAATTAGGTGCAGTAATACATATCCTAAAGGAACACAAGGGGAACTTATTGGTACATTGCCAGAAAACCCGATTAACAGCGTAATTATGCTTTGTATTAAAATTAAGGATACAGATGAAATTGTAGAAGTAACTGATGATTTGGAAAACTGTATTGATTTTCATTACATAAAAAACGCATACTAAAACAACGACTATGAGTACAAAAAATATATTGGAAAATAATGAAGATTTGCAAAAAAGCATTGATATTATTAGTACTTACAATAATAACCCTGTTTTTAAAGATACGCTTAATACCCTTTGTAACGATAGAAACGTATTGAAAAATACTATTATAGGCATAAATAAAGCAGAAAAATATGTCAACTTGCTTTTAAAGTTAACAGAAGATATACCTTATCACCATTTAGCAGTTACCATGTTTTTTTTAGTAAATAATTCAGATACCGATTTGAACTTTTTCAATAGTGAAACAGTTAAGGTGAGGGAGTTGATGCATGTAATTAATGAGCTTAAAAAAATACACCCTAATTATATAAAAAAGTTTTGCGAGTGCAAATAAAAAAAATGCATGAAATAACCCTTGTGGAGTGGCAAAGGGTTTCACCTGTAAACAACTTAGTTCAATGTTGGTTTACCCATCCTTGTTTAGATTGGATGGAGCAGCAAGATTGGACTGATAAAAAAGTTCTGCAATATGGTAGTGGGTTAGGAGATGCGTGGTTAGCAAAAAAATCAAAGTACTTAATATCTATTGAAAGAAATGATGAGTGGGCAATGCGAGTACAGGAGTACGTTAGTGAGAATAATATAGATAACTACGAACTGCATTACAGACCACTGAATGATGGAGAAAACCAACACGAAAGGTACATAAAGCTGCCTGTATCGTATAACACACAAGATGTTTTTGTTCCTGATGTAATTATTGTTGATGATGCCTACCGATTGGAATGTATTAAGTATGCAATATCATTAAAAAGAAACTTGATACTTGTGGTTGATAATTGGATGCAATCATACGTCTTTCTAAATACAGAGGCAAGAGATATATTAGAGCCTTACGAAAAATTAATATTTGAACAGAAAGACCATAAGGATAATGACGGTGTAAATAAATGGAAGACTGGCGTATTTTTCTTAAAACATAACACATGACAATAGCAGAATTGAACGAACCGAAAGAATGGATTAAACAAGGTGATTGGGGAAGCCACTTGCCTTTACTTCATTTAGCCTTGACTAAAACAACAGGTGCAGTAGTTGAGTTGGGAAGTGGGCTTATCAGCACTCCTTTATTAAGAAAGTATTGTCTTGAAAATGAAAGGGAGTTTTATTCGTTTGATGCTAATAAAGAGTGGGCCGAAAAAACACAAAGCCATTGGATAGAGGATTGGCACACGACAGAAGATTGGGTAATACCCTGCGGATTGGTGTTAGTTGATGAATCTCCGGGCGAACACAGAAGAATATCCATTGAGGTTTACAGTAAGATTGCAGATGCTTTAGTTGTGCATGATACCGAAGTTGGTGCAGAGTATGTTTATGGTATGTCCGATATACTTTCAAAATGTAAATACAGGCTAGATTATCAGTCCGATTATTACCCAAGAACAACATTAGTATCTAACAATTTTAATGTTACTGAATGGAGATAGTACCCAATATACTGTACGATGATAGGAGGTTAGAATATTTTCCTCTTATAGTTGATGAAATGCAAAGACAGGGGATAGTTGATTACAAATGGGTAAGCCCAATCATGTCGAATAATGTTGTAAAATCTATTAACCTATCTCAAAAATCAATAGTACAAAAGGCAAAAAATAACAATGAGGAAATGGTTTGTATTTTTGAACAAGATATACATTTCCCACATGAAAAAGGTTGGCAGTACTTTTTAGATAATATGCCAAAAGAATTTGACGTTTACATCGGAGGTTCGTATTTATTGGATAACAGGTACGAATATAAATTTCCCTTAGTAAAAGTAAATGAGTGGGTAGGAAACCATTGCATAATTATTCACAAAAAGTATTACGATACATTCCTTTCACTTCCTGATGATAGGCACATAGATACAGAGAATAAAGGAAAAGGAGATTTTTATGTATGTTTCCCATACGCAGCGTTACAAAGAGCAGGATTTAGCAGCAACAATATGTGCGAAGTAAATTACAACTCAATACTTACAGACGAATACATTTATAAATGAGTGATTTTATAACCTTTAGAGAACTTGATGCAGACGGTCAATTTGCTTATTACATATTACAAAAGGACTTTCCTCATTATGTAGGGGTTATATATCCATTTCCTAAAAAGAAAGTAGTAGAACCATCGCCAATAGCAGGGTATAATCTTTGGGTTTCTTTTAATGGAACTTTAAGGGGAAACGCTATACCGTCATACAACCATTTTTTAGAAGAAATTGTATTTATTTTAGACAGAATGGCTAATTGGTATCTCCAACAACGAATAATCCCTGATTATAAACGATATAAAAAATTTAAAATAAATGATACAATCTCCAGCAAATAAGGTAATAGTTCTCCCTGCGGCAAGATACACTAAGAACATAACAGACTTAATGAAGCGTTCTGCAATACAAAATGGGGCTACCGTTGACCCTGCGGACTTGGTTAATATTGTTGGGGAGGTAATATCAATTCCAAGATACATAAGCCCTACTGCCGACTATAAAGGGTTTTCAACTAAAGATATAAAGATTGGAGATGTTGCGATATTCTCGTATAAAGTAATCTACGATGTAATCATAAAGCAGGAAGGAGAAGAACCAATTTACAGAAATAGCCTACCCTACAATGGCAAAGAGTATTTTGCTTGTGATATAAGAAATCTATTTGGGGTTATCAGGGGTGAAGAAATAATCATGGTAAACGGATATGTGATGCTTGATGATTTTGAAGATGATAGGATAATTTTGCCAGCATCCCTAAAAAAACAAAAAAACGCTACACTTTCAAAAATACTATATATCGGGGCAAACAGAACACATTTAAGAAGGATTGAAGCCCAACAAGGGGATGACGTTTTCTTTAACGCTAAACGGGCGCAGAGGTATCAGATAAATGACAAAAAGTTCGTAATACTCCAACAAGAAAAGATTTTAGGCAGGGTTACAGAAGAAACAAAAGTTAAATAATTTTTTTAGATATTATAGTTTATATATTTGGGAAATTCCCCTAATTAATGAACATTAAGGAGTGCGTAGATTTTATTAATTTTTGGATAAGAAAAGACAGAGGTGCTTTTCTTACTATTGAAGAAAGCGTAGCCGCTATTGATAGCGGTCAACTTGCTTATTATTCAGACATAAAGCCCAAGTACGCTACATCGCAACTGATAAAAGATACATTAGCCCCATTTAAAAAACAATACAATTTCACTCCCGCAAATACTATTTCTGGCTACATAGTTATTCCATCAAACGTTGATTACCTTGATTTATTAGACGTAGAAATACAGTTTAACATAAGTAATAGGACAGTTTATGCGCCAGTTGAAATGACAAATGAAGATGAAAGGTCAAACAAACTTAACTCTCAAATAGACCCCCCCACAGTTACAAGTCCAGTAGGGGAAATGCAAATTCCAAGATACATTAAACTATACCCACAGACAGGATATACAGGCACGGTTACATTTTTTTCAAGACCTAAAAAACCTGTCTATGCCTATAATGTTATTTCTGGCAGAGTTATTCAATACGATGCAGCCAACTCGGTACAACTTGAATGGAGAGATACGGAACACATCCCGATACTATTAAAAGCACTTGTAAGCGTTGGAATTAACCTTAGTGATGCAGAAGTTTCGCAATTTGCACAATTAAAAACACAAGAAAACTATCAAGGAGTTAATCATCTATAATATTTTTTTATGTTTTATCAATCATTAATAGACGGTGTAAACAGGATGATTGGCAATCCACCAACGGAAGGTGAAGACCCAAGAGCAGAAAAGCGTAAGGCAAAGTTATTTGGGAAGAAATTGCCCGGCACGTATAAAAAGTATAGTGCAATAATTGATGAAAAAGGGAAGACCATAAACAACCCAACTCAATTACAGGCAATAAGAACAATGATTCAGTACTTAAACAACAACACTCCCGATTCAAATGTGTATAGACCCGAACACGCACATACATCGGTTGTTTACAAACCAAAACCACAGTCGCTAACTTAAAATAAATAATGGCAACAACTATATATAGATTAGCGGAAATGGCTTTCAAACTTATTGAAGGAGGAACTCCTGGTGCAGCATCGTCTATAACATTTAATGAGTTAAAAATAGCTTGTCAAAACGTTGTCAATGCTTCATTAAAAACACAATACTTTTCCGTAAATGCAAAAATTGGAGAAACAATCCCCAATGGCACAGTTTTAGGATTTTATGAAGGCATTGATGTTGTTTCTTATAATGGAAAGAGTAAAACGACATTGCCAATAAAGCCAATCATGCTTCCAAGAAACATAGGCATTTGGGCGATATATCCAAAGTTTACAACAAAGGGAAACTACGAATTAGACAAAGAGTTTATTCCTATGCAAATGGGGCAAATAGGGTTAGTTCAATCGCAGCCATTACTAAATGGAATACTTGGGCAGATAGCGTATGAAAATTACGGATTGGAATTGATTTTTAATAAAGACTTGAAATCGCTATTCCCTGAAATTAAGCTGGCAATGAGATTGGCTATAATGGATATTTCTCTTTATAGTGATTACGATATTTTGCCAATACTTCCTGAAATGGAACATGAAGTAGTAACAGAGGTAGTTAAATTGTATAGCGCAGAACCAACAGGAGATAAAGTAGTTGATGCAACAGAAAAGGGTCAAAAGGGTGTTCCTATTAACCAACAAACGCAAAGCACTAAATGACACTTACCAACTTAGACATAATCGTTAGGCGTGGACTATTGGAGGCAGGACTTCCTATTCACTACTACTTTGAATACTTAGTACATAGTTCTACTTGTATTAGGGAACTTAGTTTTGATACTTTAAAGATTGTGAATACAGTAAGACTTCCAATAAATGAATACGGGGCTATTGATGTACCAAATGACTACGTTGATGATGTAGCATTATGTATCTCAAATTCAGGCATAATGCAGCCCATACCGCATCAAAAATACATAGACCCAATAAGAGTTCATAACCCAACAACAGGGGTATTTACCCATCAACAAAGTGTATCAGATAATATTGAAAATGATTACTTATGGGGTAGTGCAGGGTGGATGTGGTTTTGGAATGTAAATGACTTTGGAGAACCAACAGGAAGATTTTTTGGCGCAACAGGAGGTACATCTATTGGGTATAAATTTATTAAGGAAAGAAGGCAAATACAAATGACAGGAGGCTTTACGTCAGGTAGTGTTGTATTGCAGTATATTTCAGACGGACAAAGCGTTGACAATGCAAGTCAAATTGATGTACAGGCTTTTCAATGTATCAGAGCATGGCAAGAATGGAAAAAATCGCCAAATGCAAACAACGGAAATTCACCAGAGGCATATTTGTTTTATAATGAAAAAAAGAAATTGAGAGCAAGGTTATCGGGTATGTCATTGGTTGATGTTAAAAACGTATTGCGTAGTTCTTACACAGCTTCAATTAAAAACTAATGGCTTTTAATACAGTATTTAAGGGAACAACAAGTGGCAGTATTGCATCTATACCCTTGAACAATTCATGCGTGATAAAGTCGTTTATAATAACAAGCGTAGGCGTAGCACAGTTTACAGTTTATATTGCATCAAATGAAGATGGTTCAGCCGTTAGAATAACAGCAATTGATACGGCTCTTGCAGAGAAAGGTAAATTAGAAGTAAACTTAGATATAAAAGTAAACCCTAATCATGCCATTTTAATAGTTACGGATGCGGAAATTGATTACTATTTTACAATATCAGCAGAATAATGACAGTAACAGATTTTATATTAAAGAATAAGCAGATAATTATTACCGAAACAGGCAATGATGCAGAATTTCAGCCTGATAATTCTGCTTTACTATTTGGAGAAGTAGTGGCAGTAAACGACTTGACTGAATTTTACACAGTTGGCGACAGGATTTATTTTGATGCAGGTGATTCAAGAAAGTTTTTATTAAATGATGTATTGTATTATTTAACAACAGAAGACAAGGTTTACTTAACATACCCATACGTAGCACCATGAGGCAAATGGAAAAAAAGGTTTTTGCGGATATTCAATCAGGCAGATTAAATTCTGATGATTCTCCATTTGTTGTGGGTACTAATGAGTGGGTAAACATGGAGAATTGCAGGACAGGAAGCACGGACTTAGGCGAAACAGGAGTAGTAGAAAGCATAGGTAGCAATGTTCTTATTTCAGTACCACAACCATCTGTAAATTTCATCACAATAGGTTCGGTAGAAGATATAGAAAATTCAAGGATTTGCTACTTTAAATTTAACACCACAGGACTTGGGCATAAGATAGTTTGTTTCTATACTGATACTAACACAGAGTACGATGTTTTACTTTCATCACAAGTAACAGGTGGGTTGAATTTTAGCAAACAAACAGTAATACATAGCGCACAAATAGTAAACGGTCTTTTGTATTGGGTAGAGGGAACTGTTAATCAGCCAAGAAAAATAAACATCGAAGCAGGAATAAAAGCCAATAATCCTTCATTTGTTACTACCGAAGTTGCGTACACATTCCCATTGAACTTTAGTGAGATAACAATAATAAAACCCTGTGCAATATATCCTCCAACAATAGCTAAGGGATATGATTCTATTTATTATGCAAACCTAATAGAAAACACTTCTTTTCAGTTTGCGTATCAATATGTTTATTACGATGGAGAAAAATCAGTTGTAAGCGCATATAGTGTAGCATCAAGAATTAATGAAGATGGTTCTACACTTAACTATATATTAGTTTCTATGAACGCAACGGAAAGAATACCAACATCCGTAAAAATAGTTAATTTAATATTCAGAATAAACAATACAAACTTTGCCTTTATTGCAAAATCATGGAATAAAGATAATCCTACATCAGCAATAGAAATAAATGAACACAATGCTGGACTATTCTTACTAAGGCATTATTTTTATAACAATAACAATTACGAAGCAATAGCAGAAGACGATACGTTAAGACCATTTGATAATGTTCCTATTTATTCGCAAGCGTTATCTGCTGCTAAAAATAGAATTTTCTTAGGCAACAATACCGAAGGGTATAATACCCCACAGAAAACATCAATGGCTATATCTCAAACGTTATTTACACCTTCTACGCTACCTTTATATCAATCGTTTGCGGCAGGTCAATATCAAACAGGTATTGTATTTTATGATTTTGCAATGAGGAAATGTGGAGTAGTAACAAACGAATATCTTGTTAGTGTTGTTAATGAAAGAAGTTACGTTTACACCAACGCTGTTAGTTCAATAACTTGGACTTTAAATAATTTAACACCACTTACGGAAATACCTGATTGGGCTTACTATTATGCGCCAGTAAGGACATTAAATAATAAGACAAGAAACTACATAGAATCATTTTGCAACACATTAAAGTATGCAACAAAAACGGCAACAGGTGACTATGATTTTGTTGCAACCTCTTTTACAAACAACGCAGTTGGAATTGCAATAGATACATCTGCTTTAGTGCAAACAAAATTAGGGTATGTATTTACGCAAGGCGATATGTGCCGAATAGTTACACAGGGTAGTGTTGTGTATAGCCTTCCTGTAATTGGGCAATACGGAAACTATATAATTCTTAAACCGGTAGATATTGGATCGGTAGTTGGGCTAAGAATAATCTACAACATTTACACGCCTTACGGCAGTAATACGCAAGAGCCTTTTTATGAAGTAGGACAAATGTACAAGGTAAATAATCCTACAACAAGCGTAAGAAGCTACTCTACATTATCAGGAAGTTTTGCTGCTGATAGTTATATATTGGCAAGGCAGTTCAAGCCATTTCCTGTAATATCGTATTACGCAAGTGCAATGTCGCCCAATGATAACTTATACCAAAATTGGTTCAATGATGCAGGGAAAATAAACTTAATTACGCTTCTTGGTCAATCTGTAAAAGATAGATATGTTTCATGGAGCGATACATACATACCAAATACAAACGTAAATGGGCTTTCTACATTTAGAGCATTAAACCAAACAAATGTTCCTGATGATAGCGGAAGCATCACTAAGTTGCAGTTGACTTCTAAAATACAAAATGAAGGTTCTGTAATGCTTGCTATTTGTAAAGCTGAAACCAATTCACTTTATTTAGGCGAAGTTCAAATTACAGATAGTACAGGCGCAACACAATTCTTTTCTTCTTCACAAAATGTTATCGGTACAATAAACGAATTGAAAGGGAACTACGGATGCATCAATCCTGAATCTGTATGCCAATACAGAGGTAACGTTTATTTCTTTGATGCAACAAATGGTAGATGGATACAATATTCCGCAAATGGGCTTGATGATATTTCTTCGTACAAAATGACAAGGTTTTGGAGGTATTGGGCAAAGAAATATTTAAGCCTTACTTATTCTCAAATAGAAGCATTAGGAGATAGGCCCTTTGTGTTTGCTGCGGTAGATAGCGCACACAACGAGCTACTTATATCAATCCCAAAACTATCAAATACGCCACCAAAGGGCTATCTTCCTGATTATCCTTCAACGGTATATCCATTTGATATTTTAGATTATCGTGGTAAAACAATAGTGTATAAAATTGGAATAGGTACAGAAATTCCGCATTGGCAAGGCGCAATGACTTTTACAACGGAATATTTCTGCACTATTCAAAATAGATTATTTTCATTCAGGAACGGACACTTGTACGAACACAATCAGACAACAAGTCAAAATAATTTTTATGGAGTTCAGTACACTTCTAAAATTATGGCTACGTCGAATATGTTTCCCCAAGTTCCAAAAGTGTACGATAATATACTTTCAGAATCAAACATTTCGCCTATTTTCGTATATTTATACAATCAATATCCATATCAGCAAAGTTCTGATTTATTGGATAGCGATTTTTCGGATGTTGAAGGACTTTGGTATGCAAGTATTTTAAGGAATAAACTTGTACCAACGTCTGATGGATTTAATACGGATGGATTATTAACAGGGGAAGTAATGAGGAACGTGAACATGATGTTTATGGTTGAATATTCCCCAACAACTAAACCATTGCAATTAAGATTTATTCAAATATCCTTTGCCACAAGCAGGGGTCATATAGTTTAAAATAAAATAAAATGCCAATACCATTATTAGGATTAGGGTTAGGGCTTGCAGGAGCATTAGGGAAGATGGCAGGCAGGAGCAAAGCCAATAAGAAAATGAACCGTCTTTTAGGCGAAGACCCTGTATATTCTGAAAACCCAATAGCAAGACAAAGGATGGGGCTTGCTCAAACTATGCTAAATGCCCGTATGCCAGGAGCACAAGCCGTAGAAAACAACATCTATGGAAATCAAGCCAACACCCTATCTAACATACAAAGAGGGGCAACAGACAGCTCCCAAGCGTTAGCAATGGCATCAGGGGTGCAGGGTAGTACAAATGACGCATTTCAAAACTTAGGGATAACAGAGGCGCAAGACTATCAACGTAGGTACGGTAACTTATCGGATGCACAAGAAGGAGTAATTAGGGAAGGTGATAAAGTGTTCCAAGATAAAACAAGAAGGTTTGGAAATAAGATGCAGGTTAATGGTGCGATAAATGAAAATAGGCAAAATAATTGGGGCGATATCTCTAATATGGGATTTGGGTTAGCGGACTTTGCAATGAACGGTGGTTTTAATAGTTTGCAAGGTGGTGGTTCTCCAAGTTTAGGTAAAATGGGTATGCCGCAAGTTGGGGGATATCCTAATCAATCGGGAACGGTTGCAGGGGCTTATAATCCTATGGCGATGCGAAATATGAGTTTTATGGGTATGCCACAACAAGGTAATTACAGAACACCAAGATACAATCCGTCAACAGGGCAAATGGAATAAAACAAAAAAGACATGGCACTTGATTTACAAGGGTGGGTAACACCCGAACAAGATTTTAAAGGACTTTACAACTTGTCAGAAAATTTCCGTAGGCAAGGTGCTGAAAAAAAACGTGAAGACCAGATGGGCGCAGCTAAACAGGCAGGGCTATCTACCTATCTGCAAGGGTTCTTAGACCCAAAGGAATATCTTACTGGAACAGTTTACGACCCACACATCACTAAAAGGATTTCAGAAATAATGATGAAGGGGATGGATTTGGCAAAGATGAAAGGGATGGATAACGCAACATTGTATGCGGCACTTTCTCCCGATGTAAATAAACTAACAAAAGAATCTTTAAATATCAGGGAAGTTGAAAGAAGGAGAAAAGAAGCAGAAGGAATACTGAAAGGACAGAAAGGAATTGACTTAGCAAAGGTGAATGACAGGGTACGCAGAAGGGCTTATTACAATGAAGATGGTTCTCTAAAAGACGACTTATCATCAATAGACCCTACGATTGATTATGCTGATATGGTTCTTAGAAACGATGATGTGTACACTCCTGATGCATTGGATGAAATAATCGCTAAGGCAGGAAAGAACTCACGAACACTTGACACAACAGTAACAGATGCAGACAAGCGTAGCAGAAGAACAAAGTTGCAGGTATCTTCACCTGAATTTATGCAGCCTGTAATCGAAAACGGAACATTCCAAAATAGGTTTGAACCAAGATACGAATTTGCAACAGATAACGGTCAACCAATAGAAGAAGTTGTGATTGATGAAACAACAGGGTTGCCAAAGAAAGGTACTAACGGTCAACCTATAACACAGAAAGCAAAGATGCTTATGAAGGATGATTGGGATATGCTGTTAGACAACAAGGCTGCCGCTATGTATTTAAGACAAGAAATAAGAAAATACGCAAAAGAAATTGGTGTTGACCCGAACTCTACACAGGCAATAAATTTCGGAAAAACTTTAGGATGGGATATGCTAAACAGGTCATCAAAAGGTAGTTCAACCTTTAGTGAAGTAGTAGAAAAGAAAGATGCTCCTATTGTTATAAATGATAATAGAGGTTCAGGTGGTAAAGGAGGTTCAGATGCAATTATAAGGGATGTGTACAATGAAATTGATAGTAAGTTAAAAAAGGGTGCAGGGATGTTCCGTCAAGGAGAAACAACTCCCGCAGGTGATACATACCGCCTACCTGTAAACGAACTAAGTAATGCAGCACAAGGAGTAATTATAAAACAACTATCGGAAATTACGGGTGGTGATATTGAAAAACAGTCTAAATTTTACATAAAGTTAGACCCCGAAGACGGAATGATAAAAGCATACAAGGCAAGTGATTTAAAAAGTACAGGTAAAGATGGCAAACCTATTGGAACTATTGACTTTACAGGAACTAATTTAAGATCAGGGCAACCGAATACAAAAAGCAAAGTGGCAACGGTAGAGAAGGGGAAAGGTTTTTTTGATAAACTAAAAGGTTATATTAACAACTCTAAGCCACAAAAAGAAATGACATTAGCAGAAAGAATGAAGGCAGCAGCCAATAAAAGATAATAATAATGGACGAGAAACAACTTCAATTTTTATTTGATAATTACGGCAAATCAAAAGGGTTTGTTGACTTCAATGAATTTAAGTCTTTAATGCAAAACGAAGGAAGCAGAAAAGTATTTTTTGATGATAGCAATAAAGATTTAGGATTTAAAGACTACAATGATTTTGAAGCTACCATAGGAGTAAAAAAAAACGGTGGCGGCAACGATGCTCCTCCACCTACGCCTTTGGGTATTGCATCACCTTCCGTTCCCCAATCACAATCAAAAAGTTGGGAAAGTAGTCCACTAAACCCTGCATCTGGAAACTTTACACAAAAGCCAGAAGATAAAAAAGTAGATACATCAGGAAGAATCATTTTTGATCTAAATGATAAAGGGCAAATTGTAATGCCTACTAAAAAAGCAGACAACATAGAAGCCCATAAAGAAGCCGTAAAAAACAATCCTGATAACAGGGGTGGTTATATTGGGAATAAACTGTTAAGAGGTATTGGTGAGCTTATAACAGGCGCATCCGACAATGTGATGAATCTTATGACTTCCGTACTTCCAGAATCAGTTATTGGTGGCACAAAAGAGGAGGCTATGAAGCAATGGAGAGAAGAAGTAAGCCCAATTAGTAGGGAGTTTTTTGAAAAGAACTTGGGAGATAAAACGGTAACAGAAAAACAAAAAGATAAATACGATAACGAATTAATTACATCATCTATTGGCGGTATTGCACAATCTCTACCCGCTATGCTATCTCCAAAAGGGGCAAAAGCTATTGCTTTAATTTCGCAAGCGGAAGACGCTGCTTTGCAAAGTATTAATAGTACAGAACAAGGCAAGGCTCTTCCTGAAAGCACAAAGTCTGTATTTATTTCTGGGGTTGGTGTTGCGCAGGGTCTTATTGAAAAATTTGGACTTGATAAAATATTTGGCAAGCAATCATCTGCACTCTCACGTAAAATTGCAGGAAAGGTTTTTGCTGATTTATTAAAAACAGCAGATAGTCCTATAACAAAAGAAATGTTTGATGAGGCTTTAGAGGTATATACAAAGTCAGCAAAACAACAACTACTTAACGCAGTAAAAAAGTTAGGAACAGCAGGTGCGGTAGAGTTTGTTACAGGAACATTGCAAGAAGGCAGTACCATTTTTGCAGAAATATTATTAAATAAAGGAGTAGGCAAAGATATATTTGAACCGACATCATGGGGCAAGGCAATAGGCAGGTCAGCAAAAGCAGGATTACAAGAGGCTATTGGAGGTTTTGTATTAGGTGGGGTAACAGTTCCATTTTCTAAAGTAGATAATTACATTTCAGATAAAGTTTCGCAAGCAAAATCAAGCGAAGATATTGATGTGTTAAAAGTAGAACTTGAACAGGAAATGGATAGGTTAGGTGCTTTTGATGAAGATTCTAAAAATGAAGTAAGGAAATTAATAGATGATTACACAAGGGTAAATTCTAAAATTCCAGATTCCGTACCTAACAGAAAATTTGCAGCAGATAAAATAATTGAGAGAGAAAACATAGAACAGGAAATAGAAAGTAAAATTGCCGAAAAAGATTTAGTTGATGTTGCATTTCAGCCCGAAATTCAAACAGAAATAGATTTACTTTCGAAAAAAGTGGAAGATATAAATAACGAATTGGTTAATCCTAATACCGTAACAGAAGATGGAATACCTAACACCACAACACAAGAACCTGCACCAACAGTTGATAAGCCTATCATTGAGGCTACTACAACAGCCAAAGAACAAGGAGGTGAAGCAGCAGTACAACAAAGTACTGAACCAACTGGACAAGGAACTACAAAAACTACCGATGCCGTTTTAGAAGAAGGTAAAGTAGAACAACTAAGGGCAGCAGAGCAAGCAGAGTATGATGCAATGCCTAATCCAAACGACAAAGGAGCAAGACAAGAAATTTACGATAAGTACGATAAACTGATAACTCCTTTATTAGAAAAACAAAAATCAGAAACACCACCTGCATCAAAAGAGTACGTGGTTAAAAAAACAGACGACTATGTAAAAGATAAAACAGATAATATAAGTTTGGCTAAAGAAATATTAAATGACTTAGGAGTTGATGCCACTTTTACTGGATTTTCAGACACTAATGGAGTATCAGTTTATTTCGAGGATGCAAACGGTCAAAAAATTAGAGTATCAGACCACGATATAACTAACAAGGATAGGGTAAAAGATGAAATTAGTTTAAGGTTCGATAACAAAAGGTACGGTGGTGGCGTATATTCAAAATTTGAACAAAATAAAAAAGCAGTAGAATCCCTACTATCTAATCAACAAGTAAATGAACCTACACCAACAGAAATTACTGCAAATAGCAAACATAGAGGTGTTATTAACGGGAAAGAAGCTACAATATCGGTTAGCAATATTATCACCGAAGGCAAATACAAGGGTAACGCAAATGTAAATGTAACGTACAATGACGGAAGTGGTGGGTTTGGAGGTAATATGACAGTTGCAGACATTCAAAGAGCAAAATCCCTACTATCTAAAGAACAATCACTTAAAACAGAAGTCAAGCCTATTGTACAAGAAAGTAAAGAAGTAGGTAAGGAAGATAAAAAAGAAAGCACTACTAATAACCCTGCATCATCAAGCAAAAAAGAAGAATCAGAAAAAGGAAAAGTAGATACTAAAAAAGAAGGTAAGTACGAAGCTAAAGCAAAGGAACTTGCAGATAAGGTTAGGTCGTTAAAAGTAAATCTTTCTAAACTAAGTGGTGGTGGTTTACAGTCAAATGTATTGGGTCTTCCTATATCAGTATGGGATGCTTCAATGGAGATAGTGGCTAAGACTATTGAAGCAGGTGGGAATGTTGCAGACGCAATTAAAAGAGGTATTAACTACATCCAAAAAAATCATCGTGGACAATGGGATAAGAAAGGGTTTAATGACCAAGTAATGAAAGAATTAGGGGTAAGAGGAATTACTATCAATGGTGAAGACGTAATGGTAAAAGATGATGTAAAATCAAATCGTGAATATGCGGAAACAGTCAACGGATGGTATTCAGATTTAGAACAATCAGTATTGGATATTAAAGGAGAAAAAGCAAGTGGAACATCATGGGTAAAGGCTTTAGGTAATTCAGATGAAGCAAAGTGGACAGGGCTTAATGATTGGTTAAATTCACAAACAGGAAGTGTATCTAAAAAAGACATACAACAGTATCTTAAAGATAATAGAATTGAGATTGTGGAAGTGGTGAAGGGTTCTAAATATGTGCCTAATTATACAATAGAAAACGAACCACCTGCAAAGTTTGGTGCTACAAGAAATGATTTATTGGGTGCATTAATGGCAGCAGAATCAATAGACAATCCACGATTTGAAAAATACCTTGAAAATAGATATGGGAACGGAAAAGAACTACTTGATTGGTTAAAAGAAAATACAACAGAAAAAGGGAGTTACTTAAAAGAAGAAGATACAAAATTTGGAGACTACCAATTAGAAGGAGAAAAAGAAAACTACAAAGAGGTATTGGTTACGATGCCTGATGGCAATAGAGTAAAAAAATTAGAAACTCAATTACAAGATGAATACGATAAAGCAAATAAGGCGGTTAATGAAGCATTAAAGCCGTTAGATGCTAAAGCAAAAGAAATTTACGGTGTAACATTTTACACCAGTTTAGACTATAATGAAAAACTTGAAGTTCAATTTGCCTTTTTTAATAAGGGCAACGAGTATAAGAATTATGAAAAAGCAGTAAAGGAAATGGTTGCTGCAAAAGAAAAGTTGCAGAATATTGATAAGTCAAAATTCAAATCCTCCCACTTTGACGAACCTAACATTCTTGTTCATTTAAGAATGAATACAAGGGTAGATGAAGAAGGTAAGAAGACGCTTTTTCTCGAAGAAATTCAGTCAGATTTTGGACAAGCTGGTAAAAAACAAGGGTTTAAACTTACCGAAAAAGAAGCAGGAGAAGCGTGGAATATTGCCGATAAAAAGTACGCAGATTTTATGAAGCGTATGGAAAGCAAGTATGGAAAAGAGTGGGAAGATGAATTAGAAAAAAGTGAAGTTGATGAAGAAACTAAACTTTTAGATGCAAGAGAAAATACCAAAGGTGGAACTATACCGCAAGCCCCCTTCGTAACCGACACAAACGCATGGACTAAATTAGGCTTAAAAGTAGCCCTTAAAGAAGCAGTTAAACAAGGTGCTGATAAAATAGCTTGGACAACAGGTGAGCAACAGAATGATAGGTATGATTTGAGTAAGAGTGTTGATTATATTAGAAGGTTTGACGACAGAACAAATGACGACAGGTCTTATATTGATATTTCTACGCCTACATCGCTTATATCATTAGTTGTTGATAATCGCATTGAAAAAGGGAAGGTGCTTGAAAGTAGAAATTCAACAGAAGGGAATGCTTATGTAGGTAAAAATCTTGAAGATGTTATCGGAAAGGATATTGCCGAAAAAGTAATGAATTTAAGAGATGGGCAAGAATTATCAGGCGAAGGATTAAAAGTAGGCGGCAAAGGAATGAAAGGCTTCTACGGTTCACCAACAGAGGGAAGTTTAGGCATAGTAGGTAATGTAGCAAAAAGTTTGTTTAAGCAAGAACCGAAAACGGTGGAGATAGAGGTTGGGGATAGTGGATATACATTAACCTTAAAAGATAAAGACACAGGCAGAACCACGATAAATCAATTTGACAATAAACAAAAAGCAAGTGCATGGCTTTCTAAAGAAGTAAATGCAGGTAGAAATTATGAAGTTGTTAGTGAAGAAAGTGGTAAACGAAATTCGACCCAACACTCCATAGACATAACACCCGAACTAAAAGCAGAGGTAGAGAGTGGTCTTCCATTATTTAAGGACATAAAAGGAAGGGGTAAAGAAATAGCGGACTTATTGCGTAAGGGAAAGATAAAGTTAGGAAGCAGAGGATTGCAGTCTAACATAGCAGGGCTTCCTATTGCAGTATATAACGGTGCAATAGAGGTTATAGCAAGGGGATTGGAAACAGGTGCTACATTAACACAAGCAATTAATCAAGCCTACAAAAAATTAAAACTAAAAGAAAGAAAAGGTTTTAATCAAGATGAATTTATTAAGCAACTTGAAGATGCCACAGGGGAAAAATTCATTGAAGAATCCGATGTTCCACCACCTAAAAAACCACCAGTAGAAACAGCCAATACAGAAGGAGAGGGAGAACTTTCTGAAAAGGGAATCATGAACAGGCTAAACAAAGCAAAAAATGTTTCTGATGAATCAAAAAAAGGCTATCAGGAAGCAGGGCTTAAATATGTAGTAGCAAGTAGGGAGGAAGCGCAATCTGTTGCCAAGTCCATTATAGATGA